ATCGGTACATGGTTTTATATTCAATCCCTTTCGCCTTAAATCCTCGACTAACCTATTTTGTTGACCGTGACTATCACCCACGATTATATCAGTCGGCTTTTGGATTAATTGGCTATTAAGTTTAAAAAGGTCATCAGTCCCTAGTTTATCAACTCCATAATACTCTTCATGCAAATATATAACCTTTTGGTTATTGTCAACTGCCACTTTGACTAAGGTTGTCGGGTCAACACTAAATCCATAATCTTGACCGTAAACGTATGGCAAAGAATTATCAAACTCGCCCATCGTCCAATTCGTGAAGATTGCACCTTGTCGGTTTGCCCTTTCACCGCTTCCGTAAATAGTCCACCAATATTTATTGCCCTTTCGGCTTTCGATGTCCTCGATTTGCGCTTGGGTCAAATATGGATTGTCTTTGTAGGTGGTTATTAGCGGTGGGTACTTTTCAATATAAGGGTCAAGCCAATGCTCTAAACCTAAAGCTGGATTAAAATCGCCTATTATTCGATATCGTGTTCGTGGGAATAGCTGGTCGATAGTTTCTTGTGGGAATTGGTGCGCCTCGTTAATCCAAAGAATGTCACGACTTCGACCATGTATCTTGTCGGGAGTATCTGCACCGTAGTAGCTTATTATGTTGCCATTAAGGTTATAAGTATGGTCGCTCTTGTTATGGTTTAAGACATTGTAAATATTTGTCTTAATCAATACGTCCATAAAATCCTTCCACGCTGTGGCTTTTAATGCTGTGAATGTATCACGCACTATATCAATCTCAAAGCCGCTGTAATTCTCGCAAAGCCAAATGATGAAGTAAATAGTTGAATAAGTTTTAGCGGAACGAGTACCGCCCTGCAATAAAGTTATCCTTTGTGTAGGTACTTTTTTTTTAAAAATAGAAAGTTCTTATTGGCTCTCATCAGTATCGTTTAGCCACTCGGGTAAATTCTTCTTTGAAACAGAAACGTCCATTGTTTGCTTTGCTTTGCCATACGCTCTATCTAATAGCACCTCAGCGGCTCTCACATCGCCTTTTGCCGCCTTTGCTCGTAACGCTTTTAGTATCACCTCACCTGCTGTTATACCGTCCTTTTCCTCGCCTAATACTTTAGAAAGTAAAGCATCCAACTCGGGGAGTTTATGTGGCGCACCTTTTAAATTCCTGCGCTCATCTTGCCCTTTTTTAAAGGGTTTAAGGTTTTCTCTATTTGGGTTCTTGTTCACAGCTAATTCGCAGTTATTTGAGCGTGTGGGTGGTTGTAAACCCCATCTCCAAACTGGACGTTTGGCACTTTTTATTTAAGCTACACACGCATTTATTGAGCAAATTTAATCTTTTTCTTTACGTTCTGCAATAGTTATCTTTTCTCCTTTATACATTCCTGCTCCCATTTCATCTATTTTGCTAAACGGTAAAATAGGAACTGTTATTTTGCAAGTTTTGTCAATTAGGTAAATGTAACGGAGTTGGAAGCCTTCAAGTGGAGTTGCGCCTACTCTTTTAAAAAAATCACCCACACTTTCATTTACCTTTTTACCGTACCTTCCGTTTGGATTTGTTTTTGCCGTTATATCATCGCCATACTTTAAACCAAACACTAAACTTGCCACCTTATCCCCGTTTGGCATTTCCCATATTGACTTATTTACATTTATTTGAGTTAAATAAAAGCCAGTAGCCCTATAAATTGTGCCATCACCACTCTGACAGCCATCTGAAAAACTTAAAATCCATTTTATTTGTGGTGCATTTTTTTTGATTAATTTAAATGCAATACTTAAACATCTGCTCTCTGAATATTTAGGTAAATAATCATCAAAAGCCATTCTGTTAAGTTCAAGCATTTCATTCCAATTAGTATTTTTTACCAATCCTAAAACTTTACTTTTATTCATTGGGTTTCCAAAACTCATAACTCCGTGCAGTTTATCATCTAAGAAGCAACCAAAATGTAAAGTTGATGTTCTGCAATACTTACCGCTATAATGATGTTTCTTTACAAACTCATTTGCAATTTTAGAAGGTATTACTTTTACTATTATTTCCTTTGCTCTGCCCATTGCATAATAATTAAATATAAAGCGTTGCCGTTGCTATTTTCATTGCCCATTGTTTCAGCATATTTATACTCGTCCGTTTTCTTTATATCAGCTATTGCGTTTTTAATTTGCACCGCTTGTTCGTCTGCTAAAGTAAAAGTCATTTGTTGAAACGGTGCTTTATCTCCATCGGGTAACGTGAAGTCATCGCCAAACTTTTCAGCGTCTACATCAAAGCCTCCGTCCTTTACCCCCCACTCCCCTGCATCAAACTCGTATTCATTAGCTACTTCAAACGTGGTTTCCACATCCCAATCAATATTGGCTTTTGCCGTTGCGTTATCCGCTAAAGCAAGTTCACGCCCTGCTTTGCTGTCTAAATCAATATCCATGCGCTTCACGGCTATAATTCGAGTGCCATCGCTCTCGACTATCTGCAAATCTTCCAAACCGATTGCCGCTGCATTCTCGATTGTTTTGTTTCCTGCAATGATGCGATTGTTTTTGTCTATTAAAATTGAACGCCCTGCGCCAAACTTTCGGAGCGACTTCTCGATTAATGAACCGCCAAACTCCGTGCCTTTGTTAAAGTTTTTGTCATCGTGGATTAAATCCTTAATAGTTGTTTTTTTAGCCATATCTATTTTTTATCTATCTGTTCTAATTTCCTTTGCGCCCATGCAACTCCCTCATCACCGCCCCATGCATCCCACATTAAACCACCGCATCCATCTTTGTAAGGTACTTTGCTGTTTTGTCTATGCCGTTCAAATGATGCCATTCGTGCTATTGTTTCACGGCTTATCGGTTCACGGTTTGCTAACTGGTTTGCCCTTGCCCATCCAACTAAAGTTCCGCATCCTTTTGGGTTTCCGCTTTCATCTCTATACTTCAATGCACGTTTAGCGTTCTCGGTTGCGGCTTTCGGGTAGTCGGTGTACGTTTCAGCATTTAAGATTTCTTTCTGCGCTTTCAAGTCATTAGCATGGCTGTAAAGGCAAAGTCGGTATCTTTGCGCTTCGTCTTTGTATTCGTTAACCATAATATCGTCACTCATGCAACGCTGGATAAATTCATCCTTACTTTCGTTGTTGTTTGGTTTAGGTATTGGCATGGCTCAAAAATAATGTTATTAATTAAATAAACATAATTGGCTTTTAAATTCATTAAACCTTTTCTCTTGTGCATTAAAGTAATCGCTATCAATCTCAAATCCTACAAAGTTGAACCCGCCTTTATACGCTGCTATCCTACTGCTTCCACTTCCTAAATGGGTGTCTAAAATCAAATCATTTGGTTGGGCGTAATTATGAAGCAACCAATCATATAACTTCACTGGCTTTTGAGTTGGATGAAAAACCTTATCAGTTCCTTTTGCCATAAATCCTTTATCTAATCCGTGACATCGTGAAAATGTTTTTATGCTTACATCAAAGGAAGTCCACATCAATTCATTATTCACACTCGTAACTCCTTCGCCTTGTTTATCCCAAACTATCCACCCTCTGCTGACTGGCAGTTTTTCAGCAAAATAATTGCCCCCGCAAACGATTTGATTTTTAGATACTCTAAATAGTTCGTTCCAGTATTCATTTTCAGGTCTAAATTTATCCCATCTTTTTTCATTGTATAATTGTGCAAATTTATTCCCTTTATTTAGTCCACTTGTTGTGCTAATTTTGCTATCAATCCCATAAGGCGGGTCAACTATTGCCAAATCAAAATGGTTATCGTTAAAGCGTTTTAATGCAGTTACACAATCTTCTAAATAAACTTCTGATGTTATTTCTTTCATAAATTCCGTTTGCTTAATCATTCATTCACCGCAAATGTGCGGTGTATTGCACATTATTTCACTCATTGAGTAAATTTACTCACGCTATTGAGTAAAGTCTGTTATTCTTCTTCGGGTTCAGATACTTCTTCTTGTTCCAACTCACTAATAAAATCCATCTCATAAACTTGGATTAACTTCACCCCATCTTCTATTTCATCAAAGGTCAATAGTTGTGGCAGCTTCAAATCACGTATTTTCCGAAGCGCATCTTTATACGTTGG